CCGTGCTGCTACCGATGATGGTGGGATTCTGCTTATTGAGATCACCGCTAGGTAGACGAGGTGTAACTTTGTCGATGAGGGGAGCCTCTTTCCTCTTGTACGGATTCCAGCGGTTATTAGTACCCCAACGCATCTCCCATCTCGCAAGAGAGGCATCGGTAAACGCCCGGTCTCTCTGCGTATTTGACATCACCATGGAGCAATTACCGCTCCAGTAACGATAAGCTTCTTGCCACTTCAGACCGGAAGAGGGGGACGCTTTACTGGCCCAAAGATCCAGTTGCTTCAGAGCGGCTTCTGCGGCGTCTACGACCTGTTGACGGGGGCGTAGGGTGTCCAGGTACCACCTGGCCAGGATCGCTTGTGTACGGCGGTATGAGCCGGCGATCAGCAGCTTTCCTTGGGGCGGGGCAGTCTCAATGAAGTTGTTAATCAGGACGGCAGCGTCATTCAGCGCTAGTTGAATCCGCTCGTAATTGATGGTGTTGGAGGTGGGGTCGGTGATCCGACTAAGCTCCAAAGCTTCCTCAAAGGAGAAAATAGATATGAAGTAGTCTACAGTAGCCGGACTGCAATTATTTGCTACCCCGTAATTGTCTGGAGGCGGAGTGTATAAACTCATGTGTGAAGGGACTCTAAGTTGCTTTCAACTAAAAAGCCCGCCTAATGGCGGGCAGATTAGATCAACTCAGATCACGCTCAAACAGCGCCAACGGGGTTGAGGAAGATGGCACCAGCACCCACTCGGCCGCTGTTGCCAAGACCCACTAGCTCAAAGGAGCGCTCGACAAGGATGTCACCTTCAAACACCCGACGATCCACGTTAAAGCGTTCGGGGGTGGAGATGGGATAACCAGCGAGGGTGTAGGTATAGGCGAAGGCGGGAGTACCGTAGTTGGAATCCAGGGCGGGCTGGAAACCATCGGTAGCACCGCTGGGGTGGTAGAAGAGAATAGCTACGTTGCTGTAGATGTTCTCAAGGTCGCCAGTGTTAGGATTCAGCTTGAGACGGCGGGCTACGCGGATCTCATCGAGGCCGAAGATCTGAGCAAGGCTCTTTTCATCCACAAGCACACCGCGCTGCATGAAGTCACGGATACGCTTGTTTCTCTTCAGGGCGAAGAAGGCGTCAGGAGAAAGCACCATCTTGTTCGGGTACACAGAGCACTCTTTGCGCACTTGTTCCCGCATGGTGTCAATGATCACCTCTACGTCTGCAGTCGGGCTGTTGAACTGGTCAGCACCGCCGTTGTAGGAAGCTAGATCCAGCACGTTGTTGGTCTCGTACTGGGTGATATCTAGAACCTTAGTGGCTACTTGTACTTCCCAGGACTGCATAAGACGATTGGCAGCGTCTTTGGCAGCATAGGCCCGGAGGTCAATGGCAGCAGCGCCATTCTTTGCTTCAGCAGCTACCTCTTCAGCAAGGCTCCAGCTAATCGCTTCCTGACGGAGAGCGAAGCTACGGGTGCCAAATTCATTCTGGATTTTCTGAATGTTGGAACCAGGAGCGCGGAGGTATGATTGCGCGGCGAACGCCTCCTTCCCGAAGGTAAGGGTACGGCCTGCGCGTACATTCATTGAGACGGCTGGGGCGAAGAAGGTTGCTACACCTTCTGCATTGCGGTACGTTGTTATCGTAGAGTAGTTTAGCCTCTACTTCTCATAGTTTCCTATGAGTCCAGACTATATCTTCAACCCGGTGGGTTGGAGGGCGCTCTTGGACAGATTATTGTTGGGACTCACTGTCTAGTCGTTGAACCTTCCGGAGAAACTAAGCCCATCTCCGGCTTGGCTGCTGATTACCTTATTTAAAGTGATTCCGTGAAAAACTTTTCTTTTACCTTTAACAAGAAGAATAAACTTCTTGTGCTCACTTTCTCTGATTGTTAAACCAAGCACAGAACATAAGTACCTACTTGTCTCAACAAAATCATTGAATTTAGATTGGTCCAGGGTTAAATATCTAGATCCAAATTTGAATTCAAATTTGGAACCGTATAGAGAGATGGTTTCTGGAGTTACTCTTGTCATTCTGTTTTCTGCAATTCTTATTTTAGCAGATTTAGAGACATTTTTTCTCCAGGATTCTCCTCTAGATACCATTCCTGATCCCCTCTTAAGCATCGTTTGGTAAGCTCTTTTAGAGCATTCAGACCTTTTTTCAAAAGTCCTATTCTTTTGAGCTAACTTACCAGCTTCTCTTTTTGCTTCTCCTGTCGGATCACCTACCATAAAATAGTAGGCTATTCTATCCTTTGAAGAGTCGTAAGAGATCCATCTATAATAGTGAGCAAGAATGTGATTTTTTCTGGATAAAAGGATGATGTTTGAGTCATCATCCCCTCCTTTACAGTGTTTTGGAACTATGTGATGTCGCTCCATGTAAATTCCAGAATCGATCTCTTGCTTTTCTATTGAAGAGCAGTACTCAATGAACTGTTCATAGATGGTTTTCACGGTTTGCACTTAAACTTAGGCTTCCCAGCAATTCACCCTCTAATTATACCACAAATTGCTTTGTGGCACGGCTACCGATTTAACCTTGTGCGATCTGAGTTAGGATCGGATCGATTACTCTGACTTGATCAAGATTCATCATGATTAGTTAATCTCCTGTTCTCAAGAACCAGATTCGTTGCCGAGCTTCACTCGGATATACTGACCAGCACCGGCAGTACCGATGGAGTCAAGAGCGCGACCAAGGACTACGCCAGCACCAGCAGTAGACGAAGCAGTACCAGTAGTGGTGGCATACACGGCGTCATCAACGGCGAAGGTGGAAGCTGAATCCACTTCAACGATGGCGATACCGGTGGTCACGACACTCATCAAGCCCTGGTAGGGGAATACGCCAGGCTTACGAGGAGTGGTGGAGGGGTTGCTACGACCTTCATACAGACCGGGCCAGATGTAGGCGGTCTTACCTGCGGTGATAGCAGCGGTCGGAGCGGGGGAGAGAGTGGCGGAGGTATCGCTAGCGATACTCATTACTCTGAAGAGAGCAGCACCAATCTTGATGGTCTTACCTACAGTCAGGTCGCCATCGAAGTTGGTACCTACGCCGGTCATGACACCGGTAGTAGCAACAGCCACGGTACCAGTGATAGCGGTGAGGTCGGATTCAACGACTTGGTAGCCTTTTTCGTTGAGTTCGCCTTGACCGTAGATTTTGTAGATGTTTACACCGGCTGCATAGGCACCAGCAGCAGGGTAAGCACCGCTTCTCTTCACGAAGCGGCAGCGTTCGACCCCATTGGTTAGGGCAGTAGCGTCAGAGACAGTTACAGTCTCTACGTACTTGTGATCGAACGACATGTAACGGGGATCAGTTGCCATTAGTATGTACAGATCGTTAAAGGGGGTTACGAGATAACGTATCATTCTCGTAACTTTGAATCCTCTGTGTAACCAGAACAGATAGTCTTGCTATCTGCCGGGGGCTAAAAGCCCCCGTTGTTACAAGGATTGGTTTCAGCCTGCTTCGTCAATTACGAGCTTCAGGGCGGACATGTAGTCCACACCGTTCTTCTCGGAATAGTCGAGAGCTTTGGCGTGAACGCCAGCATTCTTCTCGTCATAGACATAACCAGAAGCGTCAGGCTTGGGAGCCTTGGGTCTGGCAGGTGCGCTAGCGGGAGTTACTACCTCACCAAAGCTCACCATGTTGGGAAGGTTTTCTAGGACCTTCTTCATGAAGTCGAACTGGGAAACTTTCCCGGTCTCTGAGAAATTGACGGAGTTCTTGGGATTGAGTGTCTCCATAAATCGGACCAAGTCACCCTTAGGAGCCACACTTTGTGTCAATTTGCCATCGGAGTACAGACCTTCACAGAAGTCGCTAATCTCCTTCTGTCTCATCAGTCTCCGCTGGGAGGCTAGTTCCTCCTCAAGTTGTGCGACTTTGGCTACGAGGGGATCGGCTTCGGAGTAATCGGAGTTGTCACCCTCCTTCTCCTTTTCCTCATCCTCATCCTCATCACCCTCTTCGTCCTCTTCGCCCTGATGCTCGCTATAACCCATGTAACCCTCATTCATCTCCGAAGAACCTTGGGAGATTTGGTAAAGGGCGAGGATGAGCTGCTCTTCGGTATACTTTGAGGCGAGATCGGAGGCTACCTCCTCATCATCAGAACCGGAAACGTCTTCAACATCACCGGAATCCGCACCAGCGCCGGCATCGCCACCCTCCTGGTCCATACCGTCTTCACCGTCAGGACCAGCGCCGTCTTCGGCAACAGGGGGGCCTTGGCCGTCGTCCTCATCGCCCATTTCCTTACCGTCAGGGCCTTCCACCATCTCCATTCTCTGGAGGCTGGGGTCTTCCATGCCTGGCATAGGGGCGTCGGGGGCCATCTGGTCCCCATACTCCATGTCGTAAGGCGCAGGGCTACCAGTATTCTCTACAGGAGCGCCTTCTCCATCTTCTTTAGCAAGACCGTTAATGTTCACATTAATGGTCATACCCCTGCCGTCAGCGTGGTCGATAACTTGAGGGGCTTCGGTTCGTCTTTTTGCCATAGTAGGAAAAGTTTCTTGGAATGAGATAGAAGACTCCCTTGGAGTAATTGTAATCGAGCCTTCGTCGGGGTGTAATTCGGAGAAGGCTGTAAGACCTTTCACCGCAGGGATAGACACTAACCCCAAATGTCTCAGGGATAGGCTCCCAGGTGACGGATTAGTGTCTGCATCAGGTAGATAGAACGAGCTACTTACCTTCTTGAATACGCCATCACGAATTAGTGTTTCGGCCTTGGGGGTAAGTTCGACCTTACCCCACAAAGCTTTACCATTTCGCCAGACTTCGCGTACCCAGCCTAGAGATGGAGTACCGTCATCCTGGTCATGACCGATGATGAGCGGTGCTTCATGCTTTTTCGGGTTGTAGCTGCTGACCACTTGGTCAAGCTCATCCTCACCAAAGACCATCTTCTGACCAGTAGAACTGATCTGAGGGCCTGCACGAAACATCTCAATGTACACAACCCTTTTGGGCTGTTGTTCTGTCAACGGGCTATCCCCGTTAACGAGAGTTTCAGGTTCGATTGGTCTTCGGAATCTTCTAGGCATGGTGTTTATCAAACCTCACTTCAAACGACGAGGTTTGTAGCATCAAGGAAAGCGGTGAATCTCTCCTCGTTTCTACTGAACGAATCGCTCAGTAGGCTCACCTGACCCAGTGGAGTACGGGCGATGGTGATTGCCAGTCTTTCCAGTGTGGGGCTAGTGGCCACATAAGCATCCATTCGGACGGTTCCGTTTTCCAGCAGAGAATCAGGGTTATTGTCGCTGTTACAAACAACTAGATAAGCCTGCTCTGGTCTGTTTCCGTAGAGCGCACCCTGACGGTAGAACTGGTTGAGTACTTGGTTGGAGATGGCCTTGACTCTTGAGAAGATTGTAGCAGAACTATCAATACTCTCGAACAGTAGGTCATCAAAACTGCGGTTCATGACGTCGATTAGGACGTTTAGAATTACGCGAGTGTTGGTGTTGCGGAATAGAGCGTTGCTTGAGAGGCTTCTGGCACCCCAAACCACAATTCCGCGATTAGGAAGGAATCTGATCGGGTTCAGGCCGAGGGCATAAGTTACCTCCTGTTGCTGGGCGGTAATGTTGAACTTGAGGTCAACAACACCACGAAGCGGGTACCTGGAACCAGCCGGGGGCTGTTGGAAACCTTCGTTAATGAATCTGCTGCAGGCGATACCGGCAACAAACGGGCTGGCGGGAACGAATCTGTCGCTCAGATTCTTCACATAGGGAGCGAAGAATGAAGCGTGACCGTAGGGAACCCCCACCACTTTCTTGATCAGTGCCAGCTCTTCCTGCGCTTGGGAGAGGTTCTCAACATCACCACCACAGTCGATTAGGGCTACGTGTTGGGTGTTGGTAACACCTTCGGTGGTTCCGAAGCGACCTTCAGCAGCAGCGACCAGGGTTTGGGTAACCTTGAGCCGTTCATTCATCGCCTCGGTACGGCTAGCTAGATCGGAATCAGCAGAGTAGCTAATGACGCTATACGCTTCAGGAGCCAAGAGGAAACCTGGGGCGAAATAGCCTTCGCTCATGCCTTTTTCAATCGCGTAGACGAAATCTTGGGCTTTGCCGGCTGAGGTGAGTTTGTAACCTTCGTAGGAGACTTGCTCCAGGAGGGAGGTTAGTTTGACCACGTTCTCGTCAGTTAGACCCTGACGGTTGATGCCGGCAAGAACCGGACTCACTACACCATTCTTGGAGGTAATTCTGACTTTCAGAACGTAATCAAAGGAGGAATAACCGTTGACCAGTGATTTGTCCAGGAGGGCCTGGGCACCAGCAGCTACGGTTACGTTTGAGGGGGTTACGGTAGCGGCAGTGTTGCTAGTTCGGGTTGCCACGGTGAATCTGGTACCGTTGACAACAAGCACATCGCCAACACCAATCTCCTGGTTAAACAGGGTATTCGTACCGGTCACTACACCACCCGCAATCGCAACAGTACCGGTCAGTGCTCTACCTTCCAGATCCGGGCGGATGAAGGGTGAACCAGCAGCGCTGATTAGGTTGGAGACTTGGTAGCCGTTGTTCGGAGCGTAAGACGTACCGGTGTAGTTGGTGCCGGTAGCCACAGCCTCCACCTTGTAGTAGGTGTTCAGACCCTTTTCGGTCAGGATGGAGATGATCTCATCTCTCAGGCCCAATGATGGCCCGGTTCTCACCAGCCACGGAGACGTAGAAGACCTGAACGGAGTCGGGAAGGTAACCAGTCCGAGTCGTAATACCACCCGTGGTCGTGATGGTACCAGTGGGGACTACGGCATTACTGCCGGAGACCTGTTTTGCGAAGGTGGTAGTGGAGAGGGTGTACTTCCAATAGGCTGCGTCGGCATCTGCCCATTTGTTACCAGAAGCAACACCGGAGGTGAAGTCCTTGCTAACGGCGATGATCTTGTTGTCCGGAATCGAAGCGGCATTGGCGTAAATACCACCGCTGGCACGGGTTAGGTAGTCAACGACAATCTCGGATTGATCGGAAGCCGGGGTATAGGTACCAGGAGTGGCAGTGTTAGCTGCAGCGATGAAGAGGCTGAGAGCCGAACCCTCGATAAAGAGAATTTTCTCATTGCTCGCAACATCTCTGCTGTTGCAGCGGAAGTTGATTTCCTTGACCGAGCTGTAGAGTTTTACAACGCTGCTGGTATTGAGGTTGAGGGGGGCGGAGTAACTAGAGTCGCTAAAGGAGTAGGCTACAAATCTGTCTACTTCAGGTAGAACTGAGTTGTCCCGAGAGAAGAATCTGAACTTACCCTGAGTGGCCTCAGTCGCAGTTTGCTCAACCTTGTAGAAGTCGGAGAAACCGTCAGAGTTGGAGCTGGCGAGGTAGTTGTAGAGGTCTCTTGCGTTGTCAATAGCGTCAATCGCGGTGGTGGTGATCACCTTGATCTCATCGCCATCGGCATCAAAGACGTTAATCGGGGTACCGAAATAACGACCGTTGACTTTTAACGCAAAAGCGTTATAACCCGCTCCAGCACCGCTGCCTAGAAGGGAGATTACAGTTTCGGGGGTGGGGGTTACTCTGGTGAAGTATAGGATGCCGTTGACACCCACGTTATCGAAGAAACCTTTTACCGCATCGTAGGTGGTTAGAGAGCCGACACTAGCAGAGGGAACGCTACCCCCAATCCGGTTTAGATAGTCATCTACAGATGATACTTGAGTGGGAGTGTAAGGTAGGAATTCTGAGTAAATACCCTCGGAGTCATTACCATAGTACTCATCGGCGGGAGTTGTGCCGAACAAATAGCCTACAGCGTGACTGGCGAGGGGCTGTGGCAACCCTCCGGCAGCGGTCTGGGTAATAAATACACCAGGCCGATTGAGAGAGGCTGCGTTAGTGATCGTGCTAGCCATTTAGCTTGCTCTCCATAGTGGACAGACCTTTCTCATAGCTTTCAACTAAAAAAATCCCCTTTTCGCATTAGTTAAAAGACTTATACAACTCATACAGTTTGGTCATCAGCCAGTCCGAACACAAGTCTTTTCCACATTTCTCGCTACCCATCATCTTCATAACCCGGCGAAGTAGTTTATTAAAGTCCTCAGGTCCAATGGTTCCCGACACCACATTCAAAAACCTCTTTAACTCGGTAATATCCTCCTTCCTACATATATGAAATATGATGATCATGAACTCCAGCAGTTCCTTGTGGTTCAGTTCCTTGCTGAACTTATTAAGCTGGTTCTCCATTCGGGGTCGGGGTGTTGTTTTGGGGGGAGATGGAGTCCATGGCCTGTTTATGAATCATGCACATGGCCGCAAATTTAGACATTGGAACTTTTTCCATCTCTGATACGTTTTGAAACGACCCGTTTTGGATGGAGTAACACTGCTTGAGCCAGGATTCTTTGGTGATGTAGTTGCAGAGAAGGTTGACAATCACCTCTGTGTAGAGTTTTTCCACAGATCGTGGGACTAACAGGCGGAAGTTGGCGTCCTCCTTCACGCAGAGCCGGGAGAGAATGTCAAAGACCTGGTCGGTGGAGACTTGAACCTTTTTAATCTCCCCATCCTTGGAGTAGATAGAGTCCAAAAATTCCAAGTCCTCACCTGTTATGTCTCTGAACGAGATGGAATTACCGGCCCAATCAGTGCAGGTGATTGTGTAGTTATGATTCTTCGTCGTCGTTACCGCTTTTCGTATCATCCCCTTCCTCCCCATCTTCAGAGGGATTGAGGAGGGAGTTCACGGCTCTACCCAGTCGTTCAATTTGTCTCGCGGTGAGTCGTTTGGAATCTTTGAGGGTGAGTTTTCGGCCGTTATCACTTGGACTATGAAGGATGCAGATGGTTTTGAGGGTCTGTTCAATCTCGTCCAAAGTTTTATCTTTGGAGATTTTGGAAATCTCCATCAAATCCTCAGCGCTAGGCTCTCGGAGGGACAAAAATTTACCCGATGCAATTTCGACGGGGAGGATTAGGGGTTCTCCGAAGTCAAAACTGAAGCCGTCGTCATTGACAACAGCATCGAGTTGTCTCATCGATTTGGAGGACAGAGCCATAGAACACTCATTCTGATACAACCCTTTCACCTAAAAAACGGCTAGTTGAAAGCATGTAGAGGGAGGTTTGTTCAAGTGGCTGTACAGAAGAATCCCTATTTGGAATGGGAGAATCAGAGGGAGAATAGTGACTACCGGTCGAGAGAGACTCAAAGCAGTTCGTTGACTCGGCAGATGATGAAACAGGATGAGTACCTCAGAGTGACGAATAGAGTGAATCCTGGCCCCCGGAGAAATACCCGAGCGAACAATGTGCCACCGCAAGACCCCAATTACACTTGTAATGAGGATATTTGGGGTTGGCAGAGTTGGACGGAGAGGGAAGTTTATGTAACGGATAGTGATGTGTCGAATAACCTACTGGAGTTGGATGAAGATGACAGTAATATCCCTGGTTGTTGAAAGCATACTAGAGTAAAAGTACACTATGGCCCCTTTCTACGATTTCCCTGGCCAGATTAAAGATGAGGCGATCAGTGTAGCCGGTAATAGAACTTTTCAGGTTATTCAATTAGCCGATAGTGCGGGTAACATCATCGATCCGTCTGAAGCAGGGGAAGGAGGGGGCGGATCGGGATCCATTCCCACCCATGACTACATAAGTTTAGGGTATACTGGGACGAATTTGACGTCTGTTGTCTATAAGTTGGGTGGGGCTAGCGGAACTGTAGTGGCAACGTTAACCCTCGCTTATAACGGGTCGAATAATTTGATTTCTGTTACAAGGAGTTAATAAGTGGCGATAAAGTTCAACCCCTTTACCGGAAATTTTGATTTCACAAACGACGACCCCCTAACTCTGACCGGGTTAACGGTTACCGGGCTATCCACTCTTTCTCACGTTCATGGAGATTTGGCCGGTAGCGTATATATCCATGTTAAGAATACGAGCAATACTCAGCTCCCTAAAGGAACTCCGGTCTATGTGACTGGAAGTGTAGGGGACACCACCACCCTCGAAGTGGCAGCAGCGGATAGCTCCGATCCCGCCAAGATGCCCGCCATCGGTATTCTAGCTGACACTCTAGCCCATAACGCATTCGGTCACGCAACCGTAGCGGGAGAGTTAATAGGTCTTAATACCAATCTCTTCCAAATAGGCGACTCGTTGTATGTTGCGAGCGGGGGTGGATTAACGCTAACCCGACCAACAACCGGAATCACGCAACAAGTTGCGATAGTGGGGAGGGTAAACCAGAATTCCGGTTCGGTAACGATCACTATCTCTACCGAACTGAAGCTATTCACCTCCGCCCAACCCGGCCTTGTCCCTCTTAGCGGGGGCGGTACGTCCAATTTCCTCCGTGCTGATGGCACTTGGGCCGTTCCGGCGGGGGGTAGTGCAAGTCCGGGGGGTAGTACGGGCTATGTGCAGTTCAACGATGGAGGGAGCTTTGGCGGGGATGCGGATCTTGCTTGGGATAAAACGGCGAATAAGTTAACCGTTAAGGGGGATGTTTCCCTGGACGATGGGGGTACGTTTGAGACGGTTGTGCAGGCTGTTCCTCCCACCGGAATTAGATACATCACCTATCCAGACGAGAGCGGAACCGTCGCCCTTACCTCTTCGGTTAGGGACAAATCCTTTTTCGATGCGACTGATGCGAAACCGCCAGCCGCCAATTTCGCCCGTCTCGACACTCGTAATAGCGTCCCGGTTCTTGAATTTAAGGATACGCCGACTGATGAATCAACCACATTCATAGGGGTGATTCCACCTGGATCAGATTTGTCTCTAGGTTTGCTAGTGCGGTTGTGGTTTTTCGCTGATACTGCGACAAGTGGGAGTGTGAGGTGGGCGGTTGAGTTTGAGAAGATGGCGGGAAGTGATGTGGATACGAATAGTTTTGATGTAACTAATGAGGTCACATCCGTGACTAATGCGGTAAGTGGTGTGCCTGAGGTCGCTCAGGTTATCTGCTACTCAACTGATTCCATTGTAGCTGGAGATGTTTACAGGATGAGAGTTACTCGAAAGGCTAGTGACACCACTAATGACACGATGACTGGTGATGCGCAGTTGGTCGCGGTTGAAGTGCGGGGGGTGGCGTGATGGCGTACAACTTTGCAGCAAACGCCTACCTAAACCTAAACACGCCTTTGTTTACTGGCTATCCGTTCACCATGGCGTGTTTTGCACAGCCCTCTAGCCTGCCTACATTTGCTACTGCGCTGTGTCCTGGCAATAGCACTGCAAGTGCCTACTACTATCTTGGGATTCGATCTAGCGGCGCAGTAACGGCGGGCGGAGACACTGGTGCTGTTGACAGTGCGGCAACCGTTAGCGCTGGTGTTGTTGCACACATTGCAGCAGTTTGGTCCCCAAGCACGGTTTCTGTGTATGTAAACGGCGTTATTAGCGGTTCTGCGTCCATTTCAGCTTTCGTGTCAGTTGATGTATTTACGATTGGGATTGTCAGGAGAAGTGGCAGTACGACTGGTTCTTTCCTAGGAAGTATCTCCGAAACCGCTACCTGGAACGTCGCCCTAACCGACGCCGAAATCCTGAG